TCCTTGTCATCGTGAACCACACAATGATTATCTTGTTTAGGTTGTAATATATTTTCTTTAACTCGTGGCCTGCTCTGTCTTTGTTTATAAGAATATACAGACAAAGCTTTCTTACTTGTTTCAGAAACTTTTTGTTTAATTAATTTTAAAAAATCTTTACTGTCCATTTTTGTCCTCCACGTCGTAAAACATTTTATCAGAATCTTCTGTTACCCAATCATCCCCTTCACAATCCCAGTAAGTATTTTGTACTTTGTAATCTGGCCATTCATTATCAGTTGTGTAACTGTTAATATGCCAAATAATTCTATTGTTAGGTTGTGCTGCATAATTGCCGTTTTCTAGGGCCATTATGTGAGCACATTTGTGCTCTTGCGGTATCTCAGAATGTTCCGTATTGAGTATATTAGTCTCTGGATGAGCCCAGTCAACCGTAAAAAGATATTGACCAGGATAAAATTTTTTATCTTTTCCTCTGTATTTTCCGTCTACACCAGCCAGCCAATCAAAGCAATGAACACTAGGCCAATAACTAAAACAGTTCCACAATTCCAACTGGTCAACTGACATATCCGGCACTTCGGCTCTAGAAAAACGTTTTTGGAAAAACGCTGAGATAGGCAAACGCCAATAGCACGCACCGTTGGGTAACATGATATTAAATAATAGCGCGCGTCCTGATATGCTCGTAATACCAAAAGCAACACAATCCTTTTCACCTTTCTTAGACATGTCCATGTTATAGAGATACTCGGACCTAACCTTGCAATAGATTGGTGGTATGTTTGCGTTAAGATATGCCATAGTTTACTTCTCCAACTTGTAAATATTATCATCCGAAAATGTCTCCCCAAGTCTTACCCGATTCATAATCAACTTTATTAGGGACCGATAGTGTAACAGCATTTTCCATGATCTCAATGATCTTTTTTGCTTGATCTTCGGACTCTACAGAAATGTCTAACTCATCATGAATTTGAATGTGAGGAATAATACCTTCTTGATATAAATCTAACATTGCTTTCTTTGTCATATCAGCAGCGGATCCTTGAATCAGTTTATTTAAAGCTTTGTAAGTAAATGCTCTTCTAATTCTTCCTCTAGTATAAGTTCTTTCAGCTTCTTCTAATGTCATCGGTGTATGCATACCAAATGTATTGGGTTCCCATTTATCAAAACGACACTTACGTCCAAGTAAAGTTCCAATAGATCCTGATGTTTGAGCATGAGCTGATGTACGATTCATCAGCTCACGAACGAAAGGAACATTGTTGTGGTATTGATTAAACAAATTTTCAGCTTCAGCTTTGGTTGACAGACCAAGTTCAGCTTGAAGTTTTGCTTTACCCATACCATAAAATAAACCCAAGTTAATTGTTTTAGCTTGAGATCTTGAAATACCTGCCATGTCAGCAACCGTTTGGTGAAAGTCTACAGAGTTGCTTTTAAATTTTTCTACAATCGTTGATACCGATTCATCAAAACAAATAGGTTCTGTAGTTGCTGCATAGTGAACAACAAGTCTGGGTTCTTGTTGTGAGTAGTCAAAACAACCCCAGGTATGATCTTTTTCTGGAATAAATAATCCTCTAATCATTGGACCCAAATCTTTATTTCTAGCTGGAATCTGTTGTAAGTTTGGATTTGAATAACTAAATCTCCCTGTAACCGTTCCACCTTGATCAGATTTAATTGGATTAATATCCGCATGAATTCTACCTCGATGTTCAAATTTTAAAATGGTATCAATAAAAGTTGTATGTGCCTTGTTTATTTCTCTGGCTTTTGCTATTTTATTTACCAAAGGATGATTATGTTCTTGCAAAAAATTTTTAGTAAAGGAGGGTGCATTTGATTTCGCAGTTCTTGAATAAGGTAAGTAAAGTTTATCAAATACTTTTGCAATACTTCTTGCAGCCCATATTTCAGTATCTATTCCTGTTTCTTTTTTTATGTCTAGCAATAACGCTTCTTCTTGTGAAACTAATTTTTGTTTCAATGTATGAGCTCCTTCAACGTCCACACGAACGCCTTTAAATTTCATATCAACTAAACAAGGAAACAATTGAGTTTCTAAATCAAATACATTTTCTAAATTTTGTTTATGTATTTCACGAGATAAAACTTTGAATAGTTCTAAAGTTAGTTCAGCATCTTTCTCTGCATATGAACCCACATCCATAGCAGGAAGTTTATACATTTCTGATTTAGGATCTACACCTGCGGCTTCCGCTGCAGCTTTTAATGCTTTTTCATCTTTAACTTCACCAAGATAATCATAAGCGACACTATTAAGTGAATACCATAATCGATTCTCATCAATTAAAGATGCCATCACCATTGTATCAACGATATGTCCATTAATTTTTATTCCATAACTTTTTAACCAACACACATCGTACATCGCATTGTGAAATATTTTTGTATTTTCAGATTTGCATACATCTGTAATCCATTTTATAACTTTTGTTCTATCTAAATTTCCTTCTCTATGGCCAATAGGATAATAACCAGACCAACCCTCTACAGCTACAGCAACTCCAATAATCTCACCTCTTCCAACAACCGCTCCAGATCCTCTTGATTTTAAATCAGGATCCTTAGTTTCTAAGTCAATGGCTACATAAGGATAACCAGATAAATCCGGAAAAGTTTCTGGACAAATCCATTCTGTTGCAGCTTTAAACATAAAAACTCCAATATGCTAATAAACACAAACATGTGAATAAACCAATATCACCTATCATTGACTTCATGGTTTCTTCCTTTCATTCTCTCAATTTCTAATTCACAATAATGAATTATTTTTTCTAAATCTTGTACGCCATTCTTTTTTTGATAACGCACAACATACTTAATTACATTACCCTGAAAAAAATTCAAGTCATTGGCCATAATAAAATGGTAAGGTTGTATTTTTAATTTATAGTGTTCACCACCAATTTGATTCATTGATGGAAAGACTCTATCAAAGTCATTTTTATTTGTCATATGTCTTCTCCTATGTAGTATTGATATTCTGAACCTTGATTCATAATATACAATTTGTTTTTGGCTCTTGTGATTCCTACAAAGAACAATCGATGTTCTGTGTCTTTATTTACTTGAGCCGCATCGTAAATAATTTTTTCTAAATCGGTAAATAAAATTACATTTTCACATTCTTCACCTTTAACAGAATGGATAGTCGATACTTTAATTCTTGCTGGTTTACTTAGATCCTCGCCGCTCGCCACGAGTTCCTGGATGTATTGTTTCTGCACATCATCCATTTTTAAAACAGTCCAGTCTCCAGACACATTTAAACCGTGATTCATTCTCAATTCATCCATGTCTACAGAATCTATTTTCTCAAATGTCTGACCTTTGAAACCATGTTTAATTTCTGCTTTCGTTAAATTTTCATAAAGTAAAGCGGCCTCGTCTCCAGATACTCTTGCACCTTTGTTTAATCGGTCCCAAATATTAATCGCTTCAACTAATTCAGAAGGCAATAAGTCATTGATTTTACAGTCAAATCTGTAACCCATGGTATGAAGTTGCTCTACAATAGGTTCCATTTGCCTGTTTGTTCTTGTTAAAATCATCCATTCACCCTGACTAAAGTCAATGTCACTAATATCTAAATGATCAATGACTTCACCCTCAGCATCTCTTGGATTCCATTGCTTAGGTAATCTTTCATCAATGTTCATCAAAACAGATACAGCAAGTTTGTGAATAGATTTTGGAACTCTTACAGATTTTGTTTGTGCATCAATTGTTCCTTTTAAATTTATAAATTCACTAGGACTTGCACCTTGAAAAGCATAGATGGCTTGATCGTCATCCCCTGCAATGTATGATCGTTTACATAAAGATTCAATGTAAAAAAACATTTTCCATTGCAGAGGATTCAGATCCTGTGCTTCATCAAGAAAGACTGCATCGAGGGACGGACACGCATCTTTCTCAACAAACTTGGTTAACATGTCTGAAAATTCATACATGTTAAAATCTCTTTTATAATCTTCTAGGTCTTGTTTAATTTGAAACAACAAACCATCGTCTATTTCTGTATCTAGTTCTAATTCATAAACAGCTTCCATCAAATCAATTTGTTTTGCGGTCGCATATTGAATAGCTTTCATGTACGGATTAGTATATTCTCTATAACCATTTTCATAAGTTTTATTTTCAAAATATAAATCATCACAAATCTTTGAATAATTTTTAAATGCGTTCCAGTTTTTGCCTTGTAAAAGTTGTGTATTGGTATCAATACCTAGAGATCGTTTACCCATAGCATGCATGGTTGAAATGTATTCAAATTCAAATTGTGGGTAGGCATCTTGAATTCTTTTTCTTGCTTCTTTTGCTGCAGCTGTACTAAAAGAAATATAAGCGATTTTTTTAGAATCTGTTTTTAAATCAATTAATTCATGTGTTAAATATTTATGAATTAAGGTATGGGTTTTTCCTGTTCCAGGAGGTCCAGGTATAATCGTTCTCATTTTTCAAATTCAGCTTTCTTCTTTTCGTTCTTTCTTATAATTCTCTCGTTTAATTTAATACCTTCAATCTGCCAAACCTTTTCACTTTTCTTATTAATCTTTTTAGTAACCGGTTCTGCTTTAAATAAGTTTTGCATTAAACGAATTGTTTTTTGATAGTTACAATTCTTTTCATTCCATAATTTAGTTCCAAGTAAGTATCTCCAAAAGTCTTTAAACTTAAACCAACTATGTCCATTTTCAGAATATGCTCTTCGTTTTAAAATATCATCTATTGCTTTTCCATTTCGACTTAAAAACTCTACTAATGCATTTTGTAATATAACATCCATTCTCATATCATCTGGAGCTTTTAAAGGTTCGTCCATCTCTGCTAAAAGTTTGTTAATTCTTTTTTTCCACATCATTTTATTTGTAGATAGTAATGCTTTGTTAATGGTCACCATGGATAATTTAGAAAATCGATCTGGATCATGTAGCGTATCTGGGTCACATTCAATCGTTTCACCATCTGCGGTTACAAAGTAAACCGGTGGATCCGAATCTAACATTCTGATTCCTGTAATATCTACATCTGGCGCACCCGACTTTCCAAATTTTCTTGTAAAACATAATCGATCTTGACAGAAATCACAGATCGGTTGGTCTTTACATTTATAATCATAATCTTTTTTCTGTAGTGATTTAATTACGAGCAATACTTCTGCTGCTTTCATGGTTGGTTTAATATATTTTTCTACGTTGTAATCTTCTAATTTAGTTTCCCATTCTGCTGGATATGCTTTTTTAAGATAAACCCCAATGTTATATAAAAAATTATTTCTACCCCCTTGTTCTACGCCGCCTTGTTTTGTTAAAGTTTGTAAACACGGAGGACCATCAGGAAACTCTGTTTCTTCTTTTGTATTTTGATTTAAGTTTAATCTTTGTAAACTTTCTTTTGATATTGCAATCTCATCATAAAACTCACAAAACTTATGCATAGTCATGGGTTGTCCTTCATCATCAAATGCATATCTGCTTGATCTATCACCACCATGATAAGGCATGTTTAAAAAACTACCAACATCTCCCCTTTCTGCTTTGATAGTATTTTGTTTAGGAAAAATTTCTACACCTGAATGACCAATAATTGATGCCATCGCAATCAGTTTATTTCTCATTAATATCGCTGGAACAAATTCTGTTGTGAAACAAAACACATGCGCTCCACCAGACTTAGATCTAAATACAATTAAAGGTAAGTTTGCTTCTCTAATTTTTTTAATTAATTCTAAATGATTAAAAGGATAAGTATCAATATCAATACAACCCCATTTACATTCATTATCCTCATTGATTGGAACAACGCCCAATGCAGGTTCGCTCCCTGCAATGTGTTGTTGCCAAAGTAAATCTGTAACAGGTTTTTTAATTGTATAAGATTTAACTTCATTTTTTCCATCGGATCTAATTTCATTTGTGATTTTAGTTTGTCCGTACGCATTTTCAAGACCTTTAAATATCTCTTGTAATCTTTCTATCATATTCCCTCTCTGTATAAATTAGGCGGCACATGTGTACCGCCTAATTGTGGCAACTATTTGTTAGATTTTTCTAAGCTTGTATGAAAGTCTTTCGCTCTCGTATACAAACCTGCGTCCATTACAGGACCAACTGATTGCACATTATATCCATACCATTGATTACCTTTACCAGAATTTAAGACCGAACTTAAATTATAGACAAAAGCGAATGAAGCAGGTGTAAAGACACCAGATTCATCTTTCATGGTTTGAGACATTTGAAGAGATAACCATTTTCTAGCTACCTTACCTTGAGATGAACTCATAGATATCAATGCTGTTTCAGCAGATCCATCATCCCCTAAAATTAAAACATAGTTTTGATGCACCGTTAAAATATAATTACCATTAGGTAATCTATCTTTTGCACCATCTTTTGTTGTTTTAGAAAGGATATCAGAATCAGCAGAATAAATTTGTTCTGGTCTACCTGATCCAGTACCAAATTCAGCCCACTCTTGATATTCCATTTTGTGATAACAAGGAATTGCATTGATTCCTGTGTCACCATCATACAGTTTTTTAGTCACTGTATTTAAGAACATACCTGGTTCTGCACCTTCAACATAATTTTGATTACGTTTCTGTGCTTCTCCAGATCCATTCTGTAATAGTTTTAAGATCGGTAAAGCAAGTTGCTCTTGTTTTACATTCTCAAAACCTTTCTCAGAGTCTTCTCTAAATAAAATAGTAGAAGGCATCTGAGTTTTTTTTGCTTGTACTTGTGTACTCATAGTTTAGCTCCTTTTTATATTTGTACGGTTACCTACGTAAGTTTTGAAATAGTCAGAAGGCATCTCGATTCCAGACTCGTGACACTCCCTGAC